GCAAACCATTTATCCAAGAAATCACTGATGCCTATACTAAATTCGTAAAGTGTGTAGATAATATGAATGAGCGAATTCCTTTTATTCGGAATTATGAAACTCGCAAAGAACAAGCAATGGCGATTCAGGAAGAGTTTAGTGATTGGAAGACTGCGATTGCATTTATTTTGCTTGACAAGCGTGAGATTGATGATAAAATCGTGCGCAAAGCGATGGAGAAAATCTTAGAAATCTAATGACTAAATGTTCATACTGTCAAAAGGTAGAAGCTACATGGGTTTATATGCCTAATGGAGAATGCGCCTGTGACGACTGTGTGCCACGAAAGTGTTCCTGCAACATAGAGCCAAAAGATGGCAATTGGGAAAGCACAGATGACGGCAATTGGGAGTATGTAGTAGATGAAAATGGAAGACATTTACCCTGCTGTGAATGGGAACAGATAACAATAGAATAAATAAAAAAATGAATAAAATATTGGCTACGAGTGCAACCTGCGGTCCATGTCACTTGCTTAAAGCAAGACTGGAGAAATTGGAATTAACTGTGGAAATTAAAAATTACAATGATCCACAAAACATTGAATGGTTTAAAAAACATGGTATTCGTAATGTGCCATGTCTGGTAGTTGAAACAGATACTACAGTTGAATTGATCTTAGGGGTCGAAGATATTATTGAAAAAATTAAACAAAGTGAATAAAAATATCAAACACAAATGGGAAGATAGAAACAAAATCTTTTTTTCAAGCGATTGGCATAATTACCACGATCCGAAATGGGACGTTCCCATTTGGAAAATGAGAGGTTATAATTCCCCTCAAGAATCTGTGGATGATGTGGTGAGCAAAATCAATGCGAGAGTTAAAGAAGATAATTTTTTATATTTTCTTGGAGATGGATTTTTGAATGCTACAGATGAGCAGGTCTTGGAATGGTTCTCACGAATCAATTGCAAGAATATTAATTATATCTATGGGAATCATGAATCAAATATTTTCCGCATCTACCGACAAGCGGTATTGGAAAAGTATGGTGATCCCGAAATTGAAGTATATCCCATGCGATTTAACAATGTGGTGTTTTTGGGTAATTACCAAGAAATTTATATCGGAAAGAAATTAATCGTCCTACAACATTTCCCTATCAAGACTTGGAATAATAATTCACGTAATTCATTTCACCTTCATGGTCATAGTCATAATACGGATAAGTCAAGAAATCCAGAACATCCTATGGGTAAGTGTCTGGACTGCTCTTGGGATTGGAAAAAGGATATCTGGTCATTTGAAGAAATTGAAGATGTGATGTCCACAAAAGAAATGCAAATATTTGATCATCATTGATGATTGACAAAACAAAAAACAATAGTAATATAAAAAAGTTATGGAAAACAATAAAACAACAACAGTTAGAAACCAACGTAAAAACAAACAGTGGCTTCGTAGCCGAGATCAACGCAAACATCCGAAAATTTTTTCAGTTCAGATGGTGCAGTTGAAAGACGGTTCGTTCCATTTGTTAGGTGGAGGAGCTAATGTTGCCATTTCTAAGAACCAACACTCCACACAATGGGCAAGTGTTGATGTTCGAGACTTGGCAACCGAGATTAGGATGAACGGTATCCGCTCGTTCTAATCCACTCTTAAAAATGCCCCTGAAATATGGGGCATTTTTTATTTACTATGGGAAGGGATAATGTATGGTATATACAACATTAACTCAATTTATGACTGATGTATCATCCATTAAAAACTAGAATACAATTTACCCATGAATATTTTCAGCACGTCATTAGACCCTGATCAATCTGCAAGATGGTTAGTGGATCGTCATTGTGTTAAACAAGGCTTAGAATCGGTTCAGCTTTTGTGTACTGCTTATCATGAACAAGGTATCGAAGCTCCTTATAAACCATCGCATCGTTCGCATCCCTCATCTATTTGGACAAGAGCAAGCTGGGACAACTTCCAATGGTTGATTGCTCATGCTCATGCTATCTTCGATGAATACACAGCACGTTACGGTAAGATTCACAAGTCTCAAGCAGTATTGGAATGGTGTGAAGATCATGCTCATCTATTGGGGTTTGACTCTTGGGATTTGACACCATTCGCTATCGCTATTGCTGGTGATTGTGAGTGTCGGAAATTACCAAATTTCGAGTCACTGTCAGCTACTGAAAAATACGTAAAATATATTATTTTGGATAAGAAGCATATTCATGCTTGGAAGCGTAATAAACCTTGGTGGTGTGATTAATTATAGAAGAAGAAATTAGCGAAGAAATTGTATTTAAAACATATAACGATAATAAACTCATCAATTTTGAGGTTACACTTGTCAAAGAAAATAAATGTTTTGTGCTTATCTCTGGATTGCCGAACGATGGCGAAATTAAAGATATTGAAACATTGAAGAGAATTATTAAGTGTTTGAAAGCAGCTAAAAATCGGTGGAAAGAATTAAATTAAAAACTAGATTACAATCGGTGTATGATCAATGCCAGTGGGGTAATTAAAGTAGAAAGAGATAAACAACGCATCGTCGTTGAGACTTCTCCCGATATTATTGATTATTACCACTGGCATCTATCGAAAAAATATTGGATTCTCCTACAACGTCCTTTACATAATGCTCATATCACCATCACCAATCCCAAATTTCACAAAGATGTCAATTGGCAACGTGCTGTGTATTACGATGGAGAACGTGTAGATTTTCAGTATGATCCATATATGATTCGGGGTGGATATACCAAAGGATTTATTATGTTTTATTTGAAAGTTTATTCGGAAACCATTGACAATATGAAAAAAGACCTTAATATCATGGAGAACGATGGCTATCGTGGACTACATATCACTATTGCGAACGGGAAACATGGTAATGTTTATCCTTGGTGGCCGAAAATGATTACAATCAAATAATATGAAATCAATCGAAGAACGAAAAAGACTCTACGGAAAGAATCGCCGCCCAATGAATGGTGACTTCTCTGATTACGAAGTTCGCTGTATGGTAGCAAGCTATTGCCGCGACATTACAGTGGGAACGGTAGGTTGGGGCGTTCCGTTTACTGTGTGGGTGGAATTGAAAGGTCTTGCTAAATTTGAGAAAGGTTCTCTCTACAAGCTAGACAAACCTACTTGTGAATGCGAAATGTGTGATGGACGCAGAGCAGCACATGAAGAACTGGAAGAATGTCTTGACAATCTGGAAGTAGGTGATAGAGTGAAAGTAATCAACCCCGCCAACACATTATCTGTTGGTAGAGAGGGGTTTATTAGTGAGATCGTTGAGGGGGAAATTATGGTTGATTTCACTGGTGGATGGAGAGGTTGGTATAATAAAAAAGACGTGAAAAAATTAAAATATGAAAAGAACAAAACAATTTGAATTAGAACGTTACGGCAGCGTTGCTTATGGTGAGTCAATTGAAGAGTTAATTAAAACGCTTGAGCAACTTAACCAAAAAGCAAAAGAACTAGGCGCAATTAGCACATCTGTTGAATTTTTTCGAGGAAACGATGGGTATCTTGATATTAGCGCAACTAGATATATGACACCTGAAGAGTCTGCACAAGCTGAAGCAGACGATGCAGTCAGAAATAAAAAACAACTTGACTGGGAGCGCAAACAATATGAAGCATTGCGAGCAAAATTCGAAACAACAAAAAACGTAGATAATCAAAAATAAAAAAATATGTGGTATACTATACTATTCATCTTTTACTGTCTTTTTTTGCTTGCGGTGATTGCTATATGTAAAGCTGCAAGTGACGAACATAAACCCAAAAAATAATAAAATATGGAAGAAGAACATGATTACTATATTGTGGAGGTGGTTAAAAAATCTTACTCCGAGATCTATATCAAAGTCCCAAAAGGAGAAAAGATTACATCGAGAGATAGTAGATTGATTTCCGAAGTAGCCAAACAAACGCTTGAAAAAAGTGATTGGGACGATTGTGGGTGGGCTGATGATTTGGAAACCGATTCTATTCGGAAAACAACGCGAGAAACCGCTACGTTCTACGAGGTTTATGATGCGACAGAATACTTTCCAGTAAGACCAAAACCTGAAGACCCCAATCAAATGAAACTTGACTTTTAAAAACTAGAATATACTATGAACACGATGTTAATCAATTATATCAGAAACGCAGATCGGAAACCACACGGAGTAGTTGTGGCATTTAAACAAGACGGGAAAATTCATTATGGATATTCTCTCCACAATCCTATTGACAAATGGGATCGTGAGCTTGGTATCAAAATTGCAGTGGCGCGAGCAAATGCAAATGAATTTCAATTGCCTAAAGTGGATGATCGCCATAAATCGGTGAGTGAAGCAATTGAACATATGAAAACCCGCGCTAACAAATACTTCAAACAATAATATGGGAACAATAAGAACAAGACAATGAGTGAGAAAAATAGTAGTAATGGTGGAATTGGATTTGCGGGTCTTTTGACTATAGCATTTATAGTTCTGAAATTAATGGGAGTAATTGCTTGGTCATGGTGGTGGGTTCTTTCCCCTATTTGGATTTCCTTTTTGTTGGTGATCGCTATTGTGGTATTGGCAGTCATCGTAAAATTATTTTGTGAATGATGATTCCTGAAAAAACATTACCCATTCATGAACTCAAGTATTATCACAATGATAATCTTGGGTTTGTGTTCATCGGTGCTTCAAAATCCTCTGATGATGCCATTCAAAGATTAGCACAATTTTTGGTGGATGTTGGAGTATCGAAAGAATTGCCAGAATTTTATCAACGTGTTAAATCAAATGCAGTGGCATTTGTATATGGAGTTAATTCTGGATTTCAAAGTGGTGATTTCTATCGCTCTGCCAATCGAATTAATCTGATGGGTATGTTTAAAATTGAAACATTGGGAGTATACTTAGATGGACTACAAGCTTAATATGTTACCAATGGAATTAGGAGGGACTGCTATTCTTGATTACGATCCTGAATATCATCATCTCATGGAAGAAACCTTAGTGCTTTGTGGTCGGGAGGATATTATTTTATGCTCTCGATCATATACAGATGAAGAGAAATATTCCATGCACCTAATTAGCGAAAATTATGACTTGACAGATTGGTGGGATGCCACTAAGATAATCAGTGAAAAGTATGCAAACAAATGATATTACAATACCTCTGGAACTTTTTGATGGTAGATTCTCTCTTGAAGAAATCGCCACAATAAGTATGATCTTTGCCTCCCCAAATCTCTCTTTAAAAACTAGAGAACAATGGGGAGATAATCCGAAGTGCGGTGAAATCACTGACAAATTAGTGAAAGACGGTATTATCAAATTTCATGATGATAAAATAGAAATCGACATAACAAGAAAACAAGAACCTATGAACATCCATAAACAAATTGAAAACATTCTTGGTAAATATCAAATCAACCAAGAAGACCAAAATGACATCACTGAATTGCTGGAAACCATTGGACATGAATCCTTTGGCTCTGGTTACGAGAAAGGTTACGATGATGGTAGAATTGACTTCAATGAACCATCATTCACATCTTATGGAAATAAGGAAGACTACGTTTAAAAACTAGAATACACTCACGACATGCAACTTAACACTTTAGAAACAAAATTCGCAAAATGCTCATCCCTTGAAATTCCCGATGCGTTCTATAATCGCATGTCAACTGGTAACAATGAAATTGACACTATGTTTGGCACTGAACAATTCAAAGGATTCATGGCAGGTAGTGCCATCACCATCACTGGAACTCCAGGTGCTGGTAAATCCACGCTTCTATGTCAGGTGTCTCAGATGCTCACCACGCAAGGTAAACGTGCTGCAATTGCTTCTGGTGAAGAGTCTCATATTCAAATCGCCTATGCTTGCAAGCGTCTTGGAGTGACTGATGTGGATGTGGCTCACATCAAGGATGTGGAAGAAATCGCTGCTGCCATGCACTCGTATGATTTCATGGTTGTGGATAGCTTTCAAGCTCTTCGTTCTAACAAGAATATGAAGAAGAGAGAGTTCAACCAATATGCACAAGACTTGCTTCTTTCCACTGCTAAAGAGACTGGTTGTGTATTGGTATTCGTTCTTCATATCACTGTCAGTGGTCTTCCCAAAGGTGGCACTGATGTTATTCATGCTGTCGATGTGAACATGCGTGTAATGGTAGATAAAGATGACAATTCGATGCGTCTGATTGATGTTTATAAGAATCGCTTCGGTGAGACTAAGACTCACATGGCTATGATGAATGCCAATGGTTTTGATTTCAAAGGTCTTTACAATGCTCCTACTGAGGAAGTCAAAGAAAAGAAATCTAAAGAACCTGCTAACGAGAAGCGCAAAGAAGAAATTCTTGCAATGGATGAACCTCCTCACTTGACATTAGATCGTATCTGTGATAAGCTGAACGTGTCAGGTCAAACTGCTGGCAATATCGTGCGTGAGATGGTTGGAGAGGGTAAGCTTCAGAAGTTCGGTCGTGGTGTGAATGCTGTGTGGAAGATCGCTCAAGAGTGTCAGAAATTACATAAAGAATTGACGAAATGAAAAATGAAATTAGATTAGGTATGGCGGCATTATCAGATGATGTATTTGCTGGATATCTTTGTAAAGATGGTAGAACTTGGAAACAAGGTAAACATATCGTGACCAGTGACTTCCTACAAACAATGATTCAGTATGTCGGAGTTAATAAATCCTTAGAAATCAATGTTGGTGGCAAACCAAAATATAAAATTACTGTAAAAGAAATCGAAGAAGAATTATGATTAGTATCTCAAAAAATTGTGATCCCAATTACCTTGCTACGGTGATTGAATGCCCTGAATTGAAACAACATCCAAATGGAGAACGATTGCAGATCGTATCCGTCTTTGGTGGTGATGTGATCGTTGCCAAAGGACAGTATCAAAAAGGCGAATCATTATGCTATTTTCCAGTGGAATCTTGTATCTCACAGAAGTTCTTAGCATGGGCAAATCTGTTAGATAAAGCAGAATCGAATGCTGATGGTAAGACCAAGGGTTTTTTCAGCACTAAGGGTGATGGATATTCTAGGGTGAAAGCAGTAAAGCTCCGTGCGATTCCAAGTCAAGGATTCCTTTTCAAAGTATCTAAGCTTGCTGAATACTATGGTGTTAAAGAATCTGTGTTCAAATTGGGAGAGTCATTTGATACTGTCAATGATGATCTACTGGCGAAGAAATATGTATCAGGAGAACGCAAGAGTGGCAATCAAAACGAATCTAAGAAGCGCATTCCAAAATGGATTGAAAATACTGTTCGTGTCTTCCCTCTTCCCATTCGTAAGCATCTATACACTGGTATCAATTACCTCTATGATAAGAACAAGCAAGGTATCGGTAGCTTGATTGTGGATGGGCATTGGCACTTCCATGGTTCTACTGAGCAATTAGGCAAGAACATCTTCAAAGTCGATCCTGATGATGATGTTGTGGTATCTTGTAAAATGCATGGAACGTCTGCGGTGTATGGTAATGTTCTTTGTAAGAAACCATTCAATATCTTCCAATACATTGGAAAGAAAATTGGATTAGATATTGAAGACACAGAACATAAGTTGGTTTATTCGTCGAGAACTATCTTAAAGAATCGTCGTGATGGTAAATTCACTGATGATGTTTGGGGTGTAATTGCATCTCGTTTGGTTGGTAAGATTCTTGAAAATTATACAATCTATGGTGAGATCGTGGGATACACATCTTCTAACAAGATGGTGCAAAAGAATTACGATTACGGTGTCAAACAAGGCGAATGCGACTTCTTTGTTTATCGTATGACAAAGAACACTCCTAATGGTATTCGTGAATGCTCTTGGAATGAAATTGAATCTTTCTGTATGATAGAAGGACTGAAACATGTTCCAGTCTATTACCAAGGTAAAGCGAAAGATATGTTTAATATTTTTTACAAATCCGAATACGATCCTTCGATATGGAGAGAGAAATTCCTAACAGATTTGAAAGACAAGTATCTTGATAAAAATTGTGAGTTCTGCACCACTGGTGTCGTCAATGAAGGTATTGTTATTCGTAATGAAAATGATCCTAAGAAGACTGCTTTGAAATACAAGAGTCCAATGTTTTTATTAGGAGAATCTGCTGATAGAGACAAGGGAGAGACTAATATGGAGGAAGAGAACTAATATGAAATTACTAATCACTCGTCATGGACAATCAGAGGGGAACATTAACAGGTCAGTCTATTTTAAAATGCCTGATTGGTCTGTTCCTCTAACAGAAAAGGGTAAAGAGCAAGCAAACCTAGTTGGTGTAGAAATTTATAATAATATTATTGATTCCAATGATTCCTATAAATGTCTATTAGTATATAGTTCATACACAAGGGCAAAACAAACAACAGAAATAATTGAAAAACAATTAACTCAACCTTGGCTTTGGATTCCTCCTTTTACAAAATTTGAAACACCTTTGATTCGCGAACGTGAGTGGGGTAATCTCCGAAATGAATATGAAGCCTGTAAAAATAGAGAAGAACGCAATCACCTGTTTGACTTCTATCGTTGTCCTGATGGTGGGGAATCATTCGCTGATTGCCATCAGAGAGCATTCATCTTTCTGAATTGGTTGAAGACTCAAGCTGCTGACACTGCTGTTATCGTGTCTCATGGTGAATTTATCAAGACAATGCTGATGATCATTGACAACGTGAGTGTGGAAGACTTCGATAGAATTCCCAATGTTAAGAATTGTGAATTGATCATCCGAGATATTAAAAACTAGAACATACTAAACACCTGACAACGAATTAAAATGGTAAAAAAATTAAAAAAACAATACGATGCGGGAGAAAATATATCTCCCATTCAAAAGATTGATGAAAAGCTTTCTATTCTTCGTGAATCTTGGCAAGATGCTAGTGAGGATAAAAAAAATAAATGGATGAAAATGATTAACGAAGAACTCGATCAACGCTCGACATTGATGAGCATTCGTGATAACATGGCTTGAACAATAACAACACAACAAAATAATATATATGGCTAATCGCAATACTAAATCGGCTCGCAAAGCGGGATTCGCAAGCAAGAAAGATCAAAACAACAATGGCACTCGTATTTTTGAGGGCAAAGCTTGTGACACTCGATGGGATGCCTCTGAGAGTAAACACAGAAGCCGCAAAGGTAATCAACGTAACCATTCCAATTAACGATTTTTCGCTTCGGCAGTATCAATACATGACCAGAACCTCCCTCTACTATTAACTTAGCACGGAGACTGGTGGGATCGAGAAATGGAGCCTTCGGGTGCGCGGAAAAAGTCAGTAATGACAGGCATAAATTCCATCCTCCTCAAACTCGGATACTGAAAAGGTTGGCGCAGACCGTTCCGAAGCGGAATTAATTTTAATCAATAAAAACTAGAATACACTTGAGAAATGTTTAAATTACCTTATATTGGAGTAGGACTTGTTTTGTTTCTAATTGGAATAGCTATGAATGCAGGACTATTTTCTTTTGGATTAGCTTTAATTGGCTGCTACATTCTTTCAAGAATCATGGCACTGGATTATGGTGTTCCTGCTTTTTTTGTTATTGGTATTTTTATTTACGGATTATCTTTTTTTGTATTATCCACATTACTACGAGAAATTGGTCTTGATGGAGAAACCGCAAATCTCGTCCGTATAGTAACGACACTGGCATCTGGTGTATTGACATGGTTGTCCGTCCCGAAATAATATATTGACAACTTGCCCCGAAAACATTAACCTTCTTTCGCATGAACAAAAACAAACCGTCACAAACCAGTCAATACGCTTTGAATCTATATGCTGCTAATTGTGTGGATGAAGGGATGGAATTTGAGAAAATGGAAAAAGAAATCCGCGAACTAAAGGAAAAGATTTCTTCTCGTAAGCCTGTTTGTCCTTTCTGTCTAGCGGAAATGAAATCAATCGAATACAAAGGATATTATGATTCATTTCCAATGTGGGAATGTCGATGCGACAAATTCGAAAAACCAGATCACACAGCACATGGTGCTTATGCTTAAAAACTAGAATACAATCAACACAATGACAATAGCACAACAATTAAAGATTAAAGAATTCCCATTTGAAATCAAAGATTCCAAGAACAATCAGATTTACTGGGAGGACTCCGATGGATATTGGGCAAAGCGTGAATACGATTCCAACGGTGAAGTGATTTACTGGGAGAACTCCGATGGATTCTGTGAAAAACGTGAATACGATTCCAAGGGTAAGCAGATTTACTTGGAGAACTCCAGTGGATTCTGGACAAAGTATGAATACGATTCCGATGGTAATCTGATTTACTTTGAGGACTCCAATGGAACAATCCGTAATAATCGTCCCAAGACTGATGTGCAGAAAGCCATTGAACTCCTCACGAAAGAAGGATTGATCGTAGATGGAAAGATTCTTAAAAACTAAGATATACTACTGACATGACACATACATTTGAAGTAGAAGTAGATAATAAGATTTACGAATCCGAAGTTGATATCGTTCGCATTTATAGCGACTGGGAACACGGTTACGATGGTGAGATTTGTCCCACTGGTGATGTAATTGATTGGGAAATTGATATTATTGATCTAACTCTCCCTCCCAAAGTTACACAAAAAATAAAAGAAGTTGCCACAGAATGGGCAAAAGAATACATGAAATACTAAAATGCACGAAATATACAATCCAATTAACCTTTTAAATAAAGAAGTTGAAATCTCTTATCATGTTAGTGATTTGGGAGAAGATGCTAAAGTAATTGAAATTGAACCTGTAGATGGGCAAAGACGATTTGAAATTGTTTTTGCGAAATATCCAGAGGAACAAGATGACGAACGCTTTTTCTGGACAGATCAAAAACCGTATGAGATTGTCGGTGATAAAGCTGTATTCTCTGATATTGGTCATCCACGAAGAATTTACTTGAATATTAAAAAACTAGAGTATACTGAAGAAGTAACAAACAACGAATCAAATATGAAAACAACTGTTAAAGAATTGAGCGATAAATTGGGTGTCGATGTGGTCTATGTCAATGGATTCCTTCAAACACTGGTCAAAATTGGTAAAGCAGAAGTAGTGGGTAAGGTTGAAAAACCTGCTGGTTCTCGCGGTAAACCATCTAACATCTATCTAATCGCGGACGGTATTCTATAAATAACTTTTATTAAGTCTCTTATCAATGAAAACATATACAATAAAACTATACGGTTATTGCACCGAAGCAAGAATCTATGAACTTGATAAATCTGCCGCCGACTATTGGAATGATCTTCTACTGGTAGGTGAAGATGAAAGTCTTTATGAGTATCTTGAAGGAGAAGCGACTGATCATTCAGCAGAAGCTGATTTTTTGAATGGCGATGATCAATACGATGCATCCAGTCTATACGCCACGAATACATACATCGATACCTCTCAAGCTAGAATCAATGTTAGAAACAGCGACGAAGAAGTTCTTGACATGGTATTGAATGAGGATGATGTTAATATTGAATGGGTTGAGGGTGATGAAATGCCAAGTCCAGCACTATTAGTTTCTGATTATTCCAAAGGAGTATTTTTTCAAGCAGAATTAGAGCTTGATGATGAAAATACATTTGAGAAATCCAAACTTAAAGTTATTCTAAGCGAGGAAGATGAAGGCGAGGCATTCGTAGGAGTCTCTTACGATGGTGTTGAACTGGAATTAGACGATTTCTTCTTGACAGGAAAAGGAAGAACATACACGATTACGAATCTTGATTAAAACAAATATGGACAATAACTAAACAAAAGATGTGACATGCTTAAAGAAATTTTATTTGAACTTTTTGGTGAACTTGATACAGTTCGTGAATTGGATGAATCTGGTTATACTCGTTATTCCACCGATGACTTTATCATCTGTATTGATGAACATCATGGTTTTCATATTGTCTCTGTAGATTTAAAAGATGTCTTCAACAAGACTTCACAATCTCCCATTCACTTTGAATTCTCGGAATACAAACCACTCTCCAAGCGCAAGAAAAATCGCATTCGTGAAGCTACAAGGTATCTTCTCGCCAATCGAAAAATTGCTGGTGGGTTCTTTGGTTGCATGGATGGATTTGATGATCTAAGCTCAAGCAATCGATTAGCATTTTATAATCGTTAAACAATTTGGTGGGGAGGACAATACCACGAGTGTGGAGTTTGCGTTTCATCTCCCCACCATCAATTTTAAAAACTAGAATACAATGATGCCATGCAAAAACGCTACTACATGTATCTCCCGATCAACATCGACAAAGACAAGAACACACGTTTTGTCGTGGAAACCGATGGCATTCCACAAACTGAACTGTTCACTGGTAAAGTCGTCGCACGTAATTCCAAGGCATATTATCAACTTGGTGTTGTCAATGACAGATTTGTTAATCCCGTATCAGACATGCGAAATGGGATGAAACCATCTTTCATTCCCATCAATTTATCGGAAGTCAAAGAGAACTTCAAAGAGAATATTGTTTGATATTCGTATAATAGGTCAAACCATACTTGACATACCAAGCAAATCTCAAACAATGACGGAGGAACAACCAATGTTTATCGAAGAAGGAGAAAGCGTTTTCTTTCCAAGAGTTGGATTATGTCTTCACAAATCCTTTTCGGATAAATTTAAAAATTTGACATTTCCACAAGCAAGACGTAAATTGCAGAAGTCTTTCACACATAGCCAGCAAGATCACATCATGCACTATCTGAAAAACAAAGGCATTACAATATCACCATTTAAAAACTAGAATACACTCATAGCACAACAACAAACCAAACAACACAACAGCCAAAGTCCACCTACGGGCGGGAAAGAAGCTTGAAAACCAAGAACAGCGTTGTCGCCCGTTAGGTGCGACGAATTGTTCTCCATCTTTTTGAATTATGAATAGACCAAAAGCAATAATCGAAGCCAACAACGAGTTGGAGCAGTATGAAATGTATTCCGTGGAGCCGTTGTGCGACCATGACGGGGACGGTGCGCGGCAACACATCGCCACGATCTACGACCACGAGGAGGCGCGTGAAATCCTGCGACTCTGGAATTCTTTGGAGAACAAGCAATTGACTTAGCCGTTAAAGAACTTCCAGAAGGATGGATGATTCGTATTGAAATTATGAAAACGTAATCCTTGAAACGCCAGAACTAAATGAAATTGATATAGCTGATTCTGATGATGAAGCTTGCCTCTGTAAATTGGTTGTTATGGCTCTAAAGACTGCCCAAGAAACAGATTAAAATTTTCAACTGTTTCTTCATTTTTATATATCGCATGATATGAATCATGACATCTTTTACAAAGTGTTACTCCATTATCAAGATTAAATCTACCTTCTGGGTATGTATTGAAAGTTCTAATATGATGAACGTGTGATTTATCAAGTGATCCACATTTTTGACATGTCCAATTATCTCTAACCAATACTTTGGCTTTCCAGCGTTCCAATTCTTTTCTTATTTCCGACCTTCCAGATAATATAAACATCGGGGTGCTTTTGATCGTTTTACCATCTTCCCTTATAAACAGTGCCTTCTCCGACATGGATTTATATGTTTCTGGAATTATTTCATATCTTTTTCCAAACGCATGTTTTAATCGTTCTTGAACTTCTGCTAATGGGATTATACCTTTAATTTTATTATTATCATATCGTCTTTTTTTACAAAATCCTCTACCTTTTAAAATATTTGCTGGAGACGACTCAAACCATATTTGATATTCTTTATCATAAAATCTGGTTTTATATCTAACCCCTTTATACGTCGAATCATCAATTTCTAAAAAATGTGGTAATTTTCTTTTAACATCTTCCAATGAAATCATACCTTCTTTTCCAAATTTTCCAGAAAGTCTTTCTTTGTTGGATTTGCTTCTCAAAGCATTTGATCGTGATTTACATCCGTGTTGTAAATTGATGACGCTGTGAGTATTCGCAGTAAATTTTTCATTGTATTCAATATCTATAAAGTCTGCATTGTATCTCGTACCTTTATATGTTTCTGGAATGATCACCACAAATTTTGGTAATCTTCTCATTACTTCTTCTATCTTAATTTTATTCGGCATATTATTATTTAGTATTATGTCACAACAATCCTAGAAAAATCTCAAAAATCTTTAAAAACTAGACTATACTCAAGGCTCACAACAAAACAAACAAAACAAACAAATTATGGCACACGAAATTGAAGAAAACGTTGACAAAGTATTCACATATGGAGAACCCGCATGGCATCGCCTTGATGAAAATCATAAGACACCATTGACACGGGAAATTATCAATCCCCTTTTCATTCCTTATCTGGAAGGTCAAGCAAGTGTAACAATTGATGGTATTGAAACACCGTTGGAAGGGTGGAAAACCATTGTTGCCGATCTTAGAAATAGTAACATTGAAGGTGATTTTAGACCAATTCATGTTGCATCAGCCAAGTATGAAATCATCCAAAATGATGCTCTGTTTGATGCTTTTCTTGAATCTCTTAGTGGTATCAAATACAAAATCACAACTGCTGGAACGCTTTCAGGGTTGAAGACGTTTTTCGTATCAGTGGAATTTGATGAAGATTCCGATATCAATCTTCCTGATGGGAGTGCATGTAAAGCGTTTTTCAATCTTGTTACATCACATGATGGAACAAAGAATGCATCGTTTTTCGATTCGTCACTAAGAATTGTATGCCAAAATACTTTGCGTATGGCATTCCAAACAAAAGGTGAACAAGGGTTCAACATTGCTCACACCAAAAACGCAAGTGTGCGCATCATGAACATGGCTCAAATTTTCAACGATACTCTCCATGGTCGTCATGTCTTCGAAGAAAAGATGGCTGAGTTGTATTCCATTGAATGCGATTTGTCCAAAGCAGAACGATTCGTTGCAGGGTTCTTGGCAGACAAGACAAAAGCTGAGGAGAAGCTTTCCACACGCACTTTCAATCAGATGACAGAGATCGTCTCTCTTGCTTGGAATGGTGCTGGCAATCGTGGTGGTAATCTATTCTACCTTGCCCAAGGTGCTACAGAGTATTGGACTCGCGGTAATGGCACTGGTGGCGCAAACAAAGACCTTGGACGCAAAGCATTCTCCTCCGAATTCGGACTTGGAATGGACAACAAGTGCAACTTCCTTGCTGCTCTTAGCAATCCATCACAACGTGAGAAATTCATCAAGAGAGGGGATTTGGTTCTTAGTAACTGATCCCCCTCTCCCCCCCCCCCTTCTCCTTTTAAAAACTAGATTAAACTAATCACATCGAAGAGAAAATAAAATGAATACAAAAACAGAATTGAGAAAAATTGGTGGCGAAAAATTTTTAAATGAAAAAGATTTAAAGGCTTTTGGGAAAGCAGAGAAAAAAATATACGAATTGATGTGTGATCTCGAATGGCATTCTGCCACTGAAATAATCAATGTTAGTGGGCAAAGAGAAGGATTGAGAAGACTTCGAAATCTTAGAGATAAAGGACTAATCATAGAAACTAAAAGAGAATCTAAAAGTAGAGATTTCTCATATAAGATGTCCGTCAACCTTTAAAATAAAATTTCGTAAAAACTAGACTAAACTAATCACATCATGAACATTACAACAAAAATTCAGTTATTGACTGCCACAGACACCATTTCTAACTTCTTCAAAGGGAAAGGTCAATTCATGCGAGCAGCATGGAAAAGTAATCCGAAACCAGCAGCAGCGTTTAAAGGTGTTGTTTTGGAAAAACGCACTACCACTATCGTTCGCTCTGGATTGGAATTCCAAAATCTTTCGAGTGTTAAAGAAGCTATCGAATCTGGTGAACGTGGAGAAGTTCAAGAGCTTCCTTGGGGTGAATGGGTTTATTATCCTTACCTTATCAAGCACAACGAATCGTATTATCTGCGAATGTATCCCACTGATTCTATTCCTATCGTGCGATATTTTGTCGATGATGTTGAAGTCACAAAAGATGTTTTCGCGACATATCTCACACCATCGGAAGCTAAGAAATTGCTGAGTGAAGATAAAGAAAAACCCGAATGCTTCACGATCAAAATGGAAAACGTTCTCTCCACTGAGGAATTCATTGGCTAATCAATCTCAAACAACACAAATACACAAATACACATACACATGAATAACAAACTAAATTGCTGTGCATACAATATTACTCGTCCACAAAAAACCCATACAGGATGGGTGAACCGAGGCGCAACCGAAGTGTTGAATGCGAATCGTAAAGGTATCGCCAAACTTCGTCAACGTGGATTCACTTGGACACAGATTAACAATTGCCTTGAACGTGTCGGTGTCAATGTTGGTTACAATAACCTTTATCAGTGGTCTTTGAATCATTACCGTCAACGCTAATCTGTTAGACTTGGCTCGATTCCCTTTCTCCTCTATAGCCAAGAGGAATTCAGTCAGAGAGGGAATCATTCTTTAAAAACTAAATTAAAATAAGATCATGGAAATTGACACTGACAATGCAAAACACTACGACGAAATGAGCGATTGGCAACGTGCAAGCGCAATTCATTCTGCTCGTTACATTCTGGAGGATGTGAGCGAGGAAGAGATAGCGAAAGCTTCAGGATTGCCCTTGGGGGTGATTGTGGCGGCATATAAGAACATCTTTCGCAATGTCAATGATGGGGAACAACCACGCCCAACAAATCCGACAAGACCAAGACGAATTAAAAACTAAACAATAATACGCACATGAGAACTCACCGATGGATCGTGATTGACAAGACCAACATGACTAAGATCAACCATAGCAAGAACAAGGAAGATATCCTTCCCCTGTTCTTCAAGAAGAGTGGGGAGACTAGAAACTTGGGAGACTTTATCATTATCAGGGACGAAGAGTATATGGTATCCTTCAAGGATTTTGATTACTCTCTTCCATATCTTCAAGCGATTGGAAAGATTCGCGCACATTTGGATATATTTTAAAAACTAGAATACACTTGAGACATGACAAACAACCTCACTACAATCGCCAAAGCATTCCGACACAACACTGGTAAGTCTTTTCTCGACTCTGGTGATCACTATGGTCGTCACTATGAAAAACCTCCTATCACCGATGAAACTCCATTGGTATCTATTGACATCTGGAATACTGATGTTAGTGCCACGATTGACACTGCTCGTTTTCTAGCAGAATCATGCGAGGTGGATTTCGATCTTCAAAAACAATTTGAGGAATGGGCTGAACTGGAAGAGAATTCCGATTTGAATTGGTTTGAAGCAGGGGAGAAATTCTCCACAGAAGTGTTAGGTCTAACACAATTGGCAAGAGATAACACTTACAATGGTGAAAATGATTTATCTCAAACGTATGTTTGGGAAGTCTATTCTGAATCTGATGGCGGTGATTGGATTTACAATGATGATGCTTTGCTGGTCGTCTATGCTCACACTGGTTGCGATGTTCGGGGTGGTTATGCCTATCCATTGTTCCTACGTCACCAAGGGGATTATTCGATTCCCATGGATTTGGTAGCTGAATTTTTCATCACCGATGGTCATCGTGATGGTGAATCGCTTGATGATGGAGAGTGCCAGCAATTGAGTGAGCAATGGCAATGTGGTTATTCTTCCAATCCTGCTTATCATATGTCCAAGGACATTGAGCGTGTGTTCTCATTCACTAAGACTGTGGACACTGTGGTCGTGAAGCTGACAAGTGGAGAGATTGTCAAGATCGTGGCAGGAGCAAGAACTTATTAAAAACTAAGCTACAATATTATTATGACCGACATCTTCTTACAAATCATCAAAAACCTCACAGACAATCTTTGCCTTGTTAGCCTCTTAAAATTATGTATGACGAAATGACCAACCAAGACTTTATCTGCCTCCTGTACGATTACCCAAGCACCGATCAAGAGGAGATATTCAACGAAGCCGCTCGGCGCATCCGCAAGCTGGAGGCGCAAGTCAGGGAGTGGGAATCCGCCGCCGATAATGGGAGCGGATGCGATACTCCCGAAGGACTCCGCCACTTCATAAATTGCTGTGGCTAACAATCTGAATATGGCATGGACGGATGCTGTGGGGATTTCAAACTGGAAGAGATTACAGGATTTGAGCCTGTTTAAAGATTAAACGAACTCTAATACAATTAAAAACTAGATTAAACTTTGGGCATGATGAAGATCGTCAAACTCGACATGGAGCATGTCAACAAAGGGACTCCCACACATGAACTACCTGTTACCTTCAAGGGTAATAAGAAACAGTGTGAGGGTATTTTGAAACGCCACGAATTTATAAAAGATAGTAATCTCTATGGGGGTTACTGGAACGATGAAGAAGGAAACAGTTATTTTATTATACCAGCATGAAAAGACTTACTAAAGAAGAAATTGAACGATTTGCCACTGCATCCACAAACAAAGATGCTGTATGGAATTTCCTTGGAACTGCTCATCACTGTGGCAATTATGTCAATACTGTTGCCAATCTGTTAGACGATGCGGCATTGTATGACTGGAACGATGTGACTGTGATGGCAATCTATGAAGGTCTGAAATACGCAAATAAAAACTAGAATATACTTGGGACATGACAAGAGAACAAATTGAATTCATTAAAAATCATTTCTTCAAAAACGAAGAATACGCTGGTTGGGGTAGTATCGCACAAAAGCTTCTCGAAGATGGGAAATGTATTGTTGCGGGAAATAGCAAATTGTGGTATGGTGGTGTGGGCAACTTTATTAAATGCACCAGTGCCGAAGATGCCATTGGTTGTTCTTTACTTACTTTCGATAAAGATTCATTTTTACAATCGGTATGGGTTAAAGAGCAAGTTGGATACTATCTCAAAGAATTGACACATCAAATTGATGATTTAGAAAATGAGCGACACGCAATCACAAAATTTCTTAAAAACTAGAATATACTTGGGACATGACAAGAGACGAATTACTACCAATCATTGAAAAGATGGAACAATACGGTGGAAGCTTTGCGAAATCGCTGGCAATCGCTATGCGTTATGCTGATTCCAACAATCTTCAACGTATTGTGAATGCCTTCCCCGAAATGATTGAAAGCTACTCAGAATTTTTAAAAAACTAACATACAATAAAAGCACATGAAATACATCTATCGAATCTGGAACTTCTTTTCTCCCCCTGCTACTCCCACCTATGGTTGGAAAATCTTTGAACAACGGTCTTGGCTAGATAAACAAGTCCAAGAACAATTATTAAAACAAAGAGAATATTGATATGACGAATAAAGAAAAAATAGAAGAAATCGTGAGAAACGTTACAGAACGTTCTCGTGAATACAATGGTGGAGACACCTGTTATCCTTTCATTGTTGGTTGGTTGGAGAGTGCAATGACAAATATTCTGGAGTATAACAGATCACTTGATTCAGAACTGGAAAAATCAAAATTTAAAAACTAAATTAAAATCAACATATGACAATAGCACAGCAACTTAAAATCAAAGAGTTTCCATTTGAAATCAAAGATTCCAAGGGTAATCAGATTTACTGGGAGAACTCCGATGGAGATTGGGTAAAGCGTGAATGGGATTCCGAAGGTAATGGGATTTACCACGAGAACTCCGATGAATATTGGGTAAAATATAAATGGGATTCCGATGGTAATCGGATTTACTTGGAGAACTCCGAGGGATTTTGGTCAAAGCGTGAATACGATTCCAAGAGCAATCTGATTTACTGGGAGAACTCCGATGGAACAATTACTGATAATCGCCCCAAAACAGATGTGGAGAAAGCCCTTGAATTGCTTGAGAAAGAGGGTTATCAGATTTTTAAGTATATTTAAAAACTAACGTATAATAACGACATGGTAACTGATAAACAGTTGATTCAATGGGCAAGGCACAGATGTGCAAGCGAAAATAGCTCTCCTGAATACGAACTATTTGCTGAAATCACCGCACGATACGAAGCGTCTCTATACATTTTGGATAATGTTTCTCGACATTGTTTGATGTTTAGCAATGATCGCAAGATTTTCATGGAAAATCTTATAATTTGGGCTAAAAAATATAATAATATACCACATGCCTAAGATTAAAATATATCTCGATACAAACCGAGCTAAAGGATTTCCAATCTCTGAAAAGAATCGTAAGCGGTCTTTTTTGTATAGACTTTTACGAAAGATTTGGTAAGTATCATAATAACGAGGGTGTACCAGAACGCACTTCTAATGCGTGGACGTTTAAATATACTGTAATTGGATATGTCCTATGTAGGTTCGAATCCTATCATCCTCGCCATTTATTTCCTGATAAAATATCCTCTAGGTGGGTAATCTACAATACCATATGATCTACACCACTTTCTAATGGCATTATCAGACACTTCATATTTTTTTCCTATTTTCGTGAATGGTAATTCCCATAGTAAATTCTCCAATTCTTCTTTACTAGGTTTTATTCGATGTGAATGTTGTTTGATTGCAGCACATTGATTACACCTACAAGCTGTTTTGGATATATCAATACCACAATCAATACAACATTTAACCTTCTTTGTTATTGGGATATAATTAAAATAATCAAATTCAACTTTAACATTCGCATTTGATAACTTATCTATAAAATCACCCCACTTATCTAAATTGAAACATGCTGAATAATGAATCTCATATACATCCCATCCATTAGCTTCTAACAAATCATGTCTTTCCTGATAGTAAGCTTTCAATGTTCCATCTCTTTCATAATGCTGATTACCATTGATTTCTAATGCTATCATCTTATCAGGTAATGCTATATCAATAGAAAACGATCTACTATCAATTTCTGGTTGATACTCTTCTATATATGATATATTCAATTGTGTTAGAAATTCTTTTACTTTCTCACAAGGTTTTGATTTGAACTTGTCTTTATTTCTCCACGGATGTTTATCAGGATTATCCTTCAACCATTGCTTTCTCTTCTCTGAAAGATTCCTTTTTGTTTCATCTGTATGTTTTTTTCTTATGTTGATATTTTCATTGACGATGAACAATTTTTGTTCTCTCGCATTTTTAAGTGCTGCATATGGTAATTTATATTCTTTCCTTAATTTCGACATTGTAACGCCTCTATCGTGTAACTCTTGAATATGATTCCAGTCGTATCTATCTTCCAATTTACCCCATCGCAACTCATTCATGATTTTTGCTCTATCTTTATCAATCGAACTCATATTATTATTTATCTCCAATGTTAATATTTTCACTCTATCCAGTAAATAAAGATATTGACATTCATAAAAACTAGAATACACTTTACACACAATGCGCTTGAAGCATATCGGTCATGCAGCCGTCTCATAAACGGCAGAAAGCAGGTTCAACTCCTGTCGGGCGTAGAGACAGAACATCACAAGACTTCCACGCAGTCTGTCTTGGACAACTTATAGTTGACTAACTTTGTGATAACATCCAAATACTTTTGAGAGGTAGATGGAAAGATTCTTAAAAACTAAAATATACTTGAGACATGACGACATACAAACCAGTATCAAATCCTCTTTGGAAACTTCGCGACGAATATGCAAATTCCATTCTTCCTCGCCATGTGTCTTTCTTTGGCTCACTTCCTGCTCCTGTCTCTTATTATGAGAAGATTGAGAAACCATCAATGGAAATCAATAGCAATGGAAGAATCACTTATTCCAATTACTTTTTCGGAAAGATCATTGATACCACAGAAGAGATGGTGGAAGTGGCAAACAAGCTGAATAAAAACTAAATTAGAATTTACACATGGACACGCAAGATATTATTACACGACTGAGAGACATCTCATTGGATGCTGATTGTGCTACAGGTTCATTCAAAAATGATTCTCTGGTAGAAGCATTGGAAGACATTGTTCTCTCTATCGAACTACTGATCAATGATATTAAAAACTAAATTAAAATAACGACACACTATTATGGGACTTGACATGCATATTAAACGCACGAATCGCACCGATCACACAATCGAAGAATTGGAGGCGATTGACGACAACTGGGACATCAATCCAGAAAGCGAGGAAGCTGCACCTTTCCTACCTCTTCGTGAATATGAATTCTCCAAGGGTGCTTTTAGTATCTTTCATGAGGAAGCATATTGGCGCAAATTCAATGCTCTCCACAACTGGTTTGTCGAGCGTGTGCAAGATGGTATTGATAAGTGTCAGACATCAGAACTTCATAAAGAAACCTTTGTCGAGTTGTTGAACGATATTCAATCCGTCTTGGGTGGTGAAGTTGTCGAGGATTTAGAGCCTGTCTCTGGCTTCTTCTTCGGTTCTACTGAGAAAGACGAATGGTATTTTGAGAGTATGCGTAAAGCAAAAGAGAAAATCGAAAGTCTCATCAAGAATACTGACTTCAAGAAGTATCGCTTATTCTACCATGCAAGTTGGTGATGCTCGATAAAAACTAGATTACAATTGAGCTTATGAAAAAGCAATATATCATAATCCAATTGGAAACCAAAGAGAGTGAAGTTCCTGATGGTTATCACATGACTACGAGAACAGAGTATTTTGGCGTTACTAATGGTTATCCTACTCATTTCGATACACTGGAAGAGGCAGAAAAAGAATTGGCAATTGGTAAATGGGATAAATACACGATCATTCCCATTTACACTCAAGATTAAAAACTAGATTACAATTTGTATCACCGCAGGACACCAACAACGAACATAAGACATGAACATCACCATTACATCAAATGCAATCAATGACGGCAAACAGCACGTTCTTAAAGTGCCTTTTCTTGGGACATTTACCGTCGATCAAAAAGACCTCAATCTCGCCATCGCTTACGTATTGAGCCATAACAAGAGTGATTCGCTTTACTTTTTACGTAAATTGAGTATTGAATGCTAATAGAAAATAACTCACTTAAAAACTAAAATATAATCAACATATGACAATAGCACAGCAACTTAAAATCAAAGAATTTCCATTCATTATCAAAGATTCCAAGGGCAATCTGATTTACTGGGAGGACTCCGATGGATTCTGGACAAAGAGTGAATACAATTCCGAAGGTAATGAGATTTACTACGAGAACTCCAATGGATATTGGGAAAAACGGAAATACGATTCCAAGGGTTATCTGATTTACTGGGAGGACTCCGATGGAACAATCACTGATAAACGTCCTAAGACTGATGTTCAAAAAGCCATCGAACTCTTGACAAAAGAAGGATTGATCGTAGATGGTAAGATTCTTAAAAACTAAAATATACTTGAGACATGACAACACAAGAAATTAACGATCTGGAAAGCACATTTGATAATGTGGCAATTGAAATTTTCGATGCTCTACGTGATCATCCTGATTATGTTTTGATTAAAGTTAAATTTGATTTGGTGCAAACAATGATGCAGAAAGCTATCGGTGATAAATTTCCTGATAGTTGGCTTGCACAACACAATTAAAAACTAGAATACAATTGGGACATGACAACGCAAGTATTCATTGATGGTGTTCCTTACCAATTGATAAAAGAATTCAACGATTCTTGGTCAATGCCAGAATTCCCCTTCGATATTCGTGTGCCAGAACGGTGGCAGAATCGCAAAGGAGGGGAATATTGTGGTCTGAATCAATTTCAAATCTATCAGGATGATGATGGTTCAGTGTCAATCTATTGTTCGGAAAAGTATGACGATGAAATGTTCATTGATGAATTCGTCGATGCGATTGGTGAAAATTTTGATGCGATGCAAGAGATTGGTTGGGAAGCATTAGAACAAGTAGATTAAAAACTAGAATACAATTGGGACATGACTACGGAAGAAAAACTTGTTAATGATTGGATAGAGAAAACCTATTTGGATTACGTCAACAATTATCTCACGATTGAAACAATGGCACTGAATTACAATCTATCGGAAAAAGCGATGCGAGCAGTGGTGAACTCTGGTAGGGAAATTTTCGAGAATAAGAAAATAGCTTAATATCGAACCATAAAGATTAAAAACTAGACTAATATAAACGCATATGGAATACGAACTTGTAGAAGAAGCTTTCGCAGCAAAAAAACGGATTGAAAAGAATTCAATATTACATTCTCTATTACTGGAGAGAGTCAACGAAAGTGAGAAATTCTCACCTATAGAAAGAAAATATCAATTTGGACAAGACTTTGGTTCTCTAACAATTAGCGATGGTCACGATTTTCATCTTGATTTGGGTCAAACAGGGTGTAACAAAGCAATCATCGACGCAATTCTGGATATTCTGGAGAAGAAAGTGGTAGAAGACGAGGAATTCATCGAAAATATTTAAAAACTAGATTACAATTATACCATCATGAAAGTTACACAAGAAAACGTCATCAATGCCATCGTTCGCGAACAAATCAGCCATCGTGGAGGTGGAGTAGAGATTGATCTGAGCCAATTTGGATTCCCCGATGGTTCTCTCATGTCTGCCTATCAAAATTACCTTGGTGGTGGTATGTTGGGAGCAATCCAAAGCAATCACAATATGTTCCGCATGGAATTCACCAAAGCACAAGCGAAAAAGATTGAGAACTTGTCGGAAATCCTCAAGCGTTATCTCCATGATCAAACGAATCATGAGGATGATGAATGGGAAAGCGCAACATATTTCCAGAATCAAATGCGCCCCGAATCAGCTTATTAAAAACTAGATTACAATTACACCATCATGAAATACTTACCAACTATCGACCTCTGGAATCCCGCTGTGAATTATGCTGTGCGAACAGGACAATTGAAATTGCAGACAGGACAATGGGTAAAATGTGGCAACGAGAAGAAATCCCGCTTCGTTTGTGTAAAGCCTAAGAGCGGCACAATCTGGGCAAGCCATTGGCAGGGAGATAGCAAAAGCACCAACGAGCGTTTCAAAACATTGTTGGAAGCATCCAAAGGAGTTAAAAAATAAAATATAATTTACACATGACAAACAAATACATCGTCGATTTAGAATTGACAAATGGTGGAGTAGAGAAAGTCGCTACTAGACTGGTATCTGCTAAGGACGAAAAAGAAGCATGTATGGAAGCATTGCTGAATGAAATCCATCATAGCATTGGTGATGGAGCAGAATGGGATGAAGATGATGAAGATGAACCAACATACGAAAAAATCCTTGATTTTGATGGTGAATGGGTTTATACTGTATACAAAGTGACTCGCATCGAATCAGAAGAAGAATACAAGATTCTGGAAAAGTATCTATAATAAAAACTAGAATACAATAATAACATGACAATCGCCAAACAATTAAAGATTAAAGAGTTTCCATTTCAAATCAAAGACTCCAAGGGCAATCTGATTTACTGGGAGCAATCTGATGGATATTGGGAAAAACGTGAATACGATTCCAAGGGTAAGCAGATTTACTGGGAGAACTCCACTGGATATTGGGTAAAGAGTGAATACGATCCCAAGGGTAAGCAGATTTACTTTGAGGACTGCGATGGATTCTGGGTAAAGTATGAATACGATTCTAAGGGTAAGCAGATTTACTACGAGAACTCCGATGGAGTAATCACTGACAATCGTCCCAAGACTGATGTGCAAAAAGCAATTGAACTTCTCACGAAAGAAGGGTTGCTGGTAGATGGTAAGATTCTTAAAAACTAAATTAAAATCGACATATGACAATCGCAAAACAATTAAAGATCAAAGAATTTCCATTTCGAATCAAAGACTCCGATGGTAAAGAGATTTACTTGGAGAACTCTAGTGGAGCTTGGATTAAACATGAATACGATTCCGATAGTAATGTGATTTACTGGGAGAACTCCACTGGATATTGGGCAAAGTATGAATTCGATTCAAATGGTAATCAGATTTACTATGAGAACTCCGATGGAACAATCTATAATAATCGTCCTAAAACAGAAATCCAAAAAGCTATCGAACTCTTGACAAAAGAAGGGTTGATTGTGGATGGTAAGATTCTTAAAAACTAAAATATAATTAGGACATGGATACATTAGACTTTATCATGGCAGTAGAAGAAGGAAGCATGGACATGGACACTTTCTTGGAGAATGTTCAGGACTTCGTGAACAGTGGAATCTGGAAATCTCTACAAGGATCATGGCAACGCATGGTTTATCAATGGGCTGAATCTGGATATTGTGATGTCGATTCTCTCTAACAGAAAATGCTTTAGCGGTGTTAGATCGACATGATTAAAAACATTGATAAATCAAGGAAAAATGGCGTGACAAAATGACGCACTTACTGCGACAAAATGACACAAGGATAGACGGATATCGAAATAAAATAAAAACTAAATTAAAATTTTGGCATGTTCTTTACATATATACAAAATAACTCAGGTGGAAGATTCATAGGTGCGAAATACGTCATCGTAGAAGCTGAATCAGCGAAAGAAGCTGATGAAATTGCAGAAGAAAACGATGTATATTTTGATGGCGTTTCAGATGGTTACGATTGCGAATGCTGTGGTGATCGTTGGTCGCGTCAATGGGAAGATGGCACAGAAAAGCCTGAAATCTACGGAGAAGAAGCAATTGAAAATGAGGATTGCAGAATCATTAAAAAACTAAATTAAACTTTTGGTAACATGGTAAAATCCTCTCCCTTGGTGGTTCTTGGGAGAGGTAAATGTTCCACGTGGAACAATCCACGAAATAAAACACATTTAAAAACTAGAATAAACTTTTGACATCATGAAAAACATACTCACTATTATAACATCTGCTGCTATCACATTGTCTCCCACTTTTAGCCTTTGCGCTTTCTTCATCTATGGTGGAAGAAATGCAGTGTTCGATGCAATCTGCTTTCTGGTATTTGGAGCTACTTGCTACACTCTCGCATTACTCCGACACAAGTGAAACACATTTAAAAACTAGCTTAAACTGATACCATGCTCAACATCACCATTGATCCGAAAGAAATCCGCGCTGAATATCGTAAAGACCAAGCTGGTCGCGGATGGTTATACATCTCAGTTCCTAACGGATGGGATGACGTATCAAAATTGTGTAAGAAAGTTCTTACGTATGATGGGCGAAAATTCCTTTACAGTGGATGGAATTCCGATAGAAACGATTGTTTCTTCAAGGAAGAACTGGTAGGAAGTTCCACGGTGGTAGCACGAATCAATTAAAAACTAGAATAAACTGATAACATGACAAGACAATACACCAATCAATTACTGGAAATGATCGACAACGGAATCCTTGATGCTGAAACGGTTCTCCGTTCGTGTCTCTCTTATATGTCCGAAGCAGAAGTGCAGGACATGGCAGAATCCGAGGGATTCATCGAAGAAGAGGAAGAGGACGAAGAAGAGTAAAATCCTCCCTCAGTCTCAAGGATTGGATTGTTCCAATCTCAATAAGGATATTTCAAGAATCCTTGTATCTACAATGAAAAAAGTCATTTTGCTCTAGGACTATTTGAAGCTTATTGAGACTGAAGTTAAAAACTAGAATAAACTGATAACATGACCACATCAGAACGCAACAGAGTCAAAATTCAATTGTATATTAAGAACAAAAAGATGTTTGCGTTGACGTATGGAGGAGAAAAACTCTCTCCCATAATCGAAAAAATTCTTACAAATGAACTTGAAAAGGAAAATCCAAGAGACTTGGAAACCTTATTATCCAATTAAAAACTAGACTAAGATTTCAACAGAGCGTCATCTAAATGCTAGGATTCTGGAACTGGGAGATATTCGTCTAAATTAGGACACCCGACATCAGACAATGAGAATTTGCAACTCTCCGCTCTACCTTTTAAAAACTAGAATAAACTGATACCATGTCCAACACCAACACCAAATTGAAATTCCAATCGTTCCTACTCACTACTGACCACATCAATGCCATGGTGAAAGCCATGAAGCAAGTGGGATTGCGCGTGGAGCGTGATAGTGGCACTGTCAAAGCATTCCACAACGACACAGAAGTCTATTGGGCAATGCAGAAAGGGAGAAATCAACCATGGATTGTTCGCCATGTAGTGGATTTGTTCTCATAAATCCCCCTCAGTCTCAATAAGGACATTTTGAGAATCCTTGCAATACCAATGAAAAAAGTTGATTTGCTCTAGGACTATTTGAATCTTATTGAGACTGGAAACCAACTCATTTAAAAACTAGAATAAACTGATACCATGACCAACACTGACCTACAACAACCAAACGACTTATCCACCAAAGGCAAACAAGCTCACAAAGCAATCGTGGCATTTCTCGAAAAGCACAAGCTCACATACACAGGGGGATGCAGAGCATTCTACTCTCCCAAAGAGTGGACGGAACGCGGAGAAGAATACGGATGCGATGGTGAGCTTGTCATAGTGCATGATGGGGGTAATGTCGGAGACGCTTTCTCATATGACAGCGAGAATTACAAGATGATCGAAGAGATGAACATCTTGCTCAAACCACTGGGTGTTTATAGCGAACCATGCACACGCTGGTATACCGCAATCTACCTTGCTTAAAAACTAGACTAACATTGAGACATGAAAGTTCGCCCATTAGAAAATTACCGCTTACTAGGAACTGCTATTGTCCTTGACAATACAAAAATTTACTCCGCATCTCATGCAGAGAACCAACCCAACTGGAAAGAAAAGGGATTGATTTTTGTGCATGAGTCAGATGATGAGGATTGCGTAGGTATTCTTCTCTGTGCAGGGGAATACGAAGTTAAAAACTAGACTAACATTGAGCCATGCACCACCTCGTATTTATTATCCACAAAGGATTCGTAGCTTATCGCATGAACGACCAACAAGGTTCTCAACCTATTGGGAATGACACAGCGCAAAGCGTCATTGACTATCTCAAGAAAATAATTAAATTCAAAACATTCGAAATCATCAACCATTAAAAACTAGATTAAACTTTAAACATGCAGGAATTATTTATACCATCACTCATCATGTCTTTCATAGCAATAGGCGAAAAAAATTTCTGGTGCTATGTCATCGCAGCAGCCATGTGGTATCTGACAATCATCGGGTAATTAAAAACTAGCTTAAACTGATCTCGTTATGAAATACAAACACTGCACTATCATCAAAGCAATCGCTGGTTACAATGTATATACCAGCAATGACATTCACAATGTCTCTTCCATCGCAGAAGCAAAAACACTCATCGACAGTCTTTAAAAACTAGCTTAAACTGATAACGTAACCAACACCAACTACTGACCACCATGACAAACCAACAAATCATTACAAAATTCGTAAACGGAGCAACCACTGGCAAGAACTCCAATCGCTCTCTCTTCATTGAGGGTGATACAATCTACTCATATGGGTATCACTTCCCCCTCGCTCGCCGCCTTGGTGGTGGTGACTTCTGGGTGAATCCCGACAAGTATAGCGTCACCACTAGCAAGCAACAAGGCATGGTGCGCAATGCAATCAGCAGATTTTCGGTGTAGTCATGGCAAGTCCCCTCTCTCCAGTGGTATGGAGAGAGGGGCAACCTTTTTAAAAACTAGACTAAACTGATTGCGTTATGAAAAACAAATACACTGTTAAGCAAAATCCAAAAAATTTCTTGTGGTATGTCCTCGGAGATATCGGCAAGTATTTGATGCCTGTGTCCGATGGATATGAGAACAAGCAAGATGCAATTCGTTGGATGAAAGGTCAACACCGTGCCGATGCCGATGAAAGGCAGTTGACTTCCAATTCGTTGGAAAGAATAAAACAACTGGATTAAAAACTAGCTTAAACTGTTACCATGCCTGACATTACTACACTATCCGACAACGACATTCAAGACCTGATTGACTTCATGCAAGGTGTGACAAAATGACGCACCTGAAAAAGCAATCCATTTAAAAACTAGCTTAAACTCTTACTACCATGAAAAACAATTGGAAACCAGTAATTAAATCGTTCTTCGCAATCGCTCTCAACCGTGGGTTCACTCTCCATACAGTGGACAATGGCGGGGGAGAGGATGTTCTCATGAACAGCATCAAAGAAGCTGTGGAAGAAGTCAATGCCACCGATGAGTCTCACGTGGTTCTAAAAGACCCTGCTGGCAAGCGTGTGTGGTTCTATCTGGTTCTCGGCAATGAGCCATATGAAACGATCTGCAACTATTCTGTGCATGATCTGGCAGACAAGGTGCAAGAAGAGTTCTCAGACAAGTGGGAAGACAAACGATGCCCCCAGATCGCTTAAAAACTAGCCTAAAATCTTACTACCATGACAGAACACACACAAGCAGTTGACAAAGCAATGGCTAAGTATCCAAAGGCAAAACGCATCGCGGTGGAGAACTTCACCTTTGGGCAACAAGGGAAGGGGATGCCTTTCGGGGTCGCCATGAATCTGGATGCGGATGCCCGTTGCTATGGGTGGAAGCCCGACACCGTGAAAGCCATCAAGATGGTCTTGAATGGTCGATAAAAACTAGACTAAACTGATTGCACCATGACAAACCAACCACGCTACTCAATCCAAGTCACCTATCCAAGTGGAGTAATTGCCTATATGTCCTTTCGTGGACGAACGGAATGGTGCTATTCACAAGCCCGTCACCATCTGAAAACTTGGGTACATGTTCACGGGATCACCCCAAAGATTGTTAAAAACTAGAGTAAGCTGGTGACATGCCAACATACCAGACCATCCTCGGTTACATTCGTTGCTTCTATCGCCTTCGTCACGATGGAGTCACGACTTTCACATACGGAACATTCGGTCCAATTCTCACCCGTCGAAACACCGTTTCATTCTGGATTCGACAAGCACGAAAGATTCAACCAAAAGTTAAAAACTAGACTAGACTGTTACTACCATGACAACCACACTCATTACTGGCAATACATACCCCGTCAAAGACCAAATCAAAGCCCTCGGAGGGCGTTGGAACTCAGTCCGCAAAGGCTGGGAAGTCCCCTCAGATAACGCTGGGGAAGCGCAAGCACTGGTCGATGGCGCACCATCTGCGAGCCGTAGCCGTGGACGTGACAACCGCTACGTGTCATACGAAGTCCGCACCAGCGGTGGCACGTTCTATCGCAATTACAACGGACGTTGCGAGGATGCACCGTGCTGCGGATGCTGCACCTTTTAAAAACTAGAGTAAACTGATACCATGACCACTAACACTTTATTCACTGTAGGCGGGATGGTTCTCGCCTACGCAGTCACGCGAGACGCTGCCATTGCAATCTGCACCTTCGCTCGTCGCCCCGTTCGCTGGGGCGATGAATTGATCGGGGGAGAATACGCCATTTAAAAACTAGCTTAAACTGATTACGTTATGAAAACAAGACTACAAAAAAAGTTAGATGATTTTGCTGATCGCGCTACTGCTATTGCTGCTGCCGTTGCTATAGAGGCTGCTGATGCTCGCGCTGCTGCTGCTCGCACTGATGCTCTTGCTGCTTATGATGCTGCTCTTGCTGCTGATGCTGATGCTGCTCTTGCTGCTGATGCTTCTCGCACTGCTCTTGCTGCTGCTCGTGCTGCTTATGAAGCTGCTGATGCTCGTGCTTCTCTTGCTGCTGCTCTTGCTACGGTCTAACAGATCGTGGGCTTTTAAAAACTAGCTTAAACTGATACTACCATGACACTTGATACCAACAAATGCAAGGGGCTTCCGATGGGAGTCCGCAACCGCAAGCGCACAATCCTAACCAAGATCATCCGCTGGTTCGTTTAAAAACTAGCATAAACTGTTACTGCCATGAGACTTCAAACCATCATCAATCAATTCGGCATCACCACGCGCATCTCCACCAGCGGCTGCACCATCGTGGAAGCACCTATCGACACGGAGTATCGCCGCTATCTTTTCAACCTTCAAGACTACGTGGTGACGGGTTGCGCGGGTGATATGGTGTGGCTTAGTCCGCGCCAAGGTTTCGGTGGTGGTGTCCCATATGGCAATTAAAAACTAGCTTAAACTGATTACGCAACCAATACCAATTATGAGAAAAGGATACGGACCAACACACGTCAGCTACCACCTCCCCCTTGAGAGATTCACCGAAATGGTGAAGAACGGCATCAACATCGCTCAGGGAGTTGATGACAACAACAAGGTGCTTTACACCGCACTGCCAAAGAATTTATCGGAAAATTCAATCAAACGCATCTTTGATGATGCTGATTGCGTGGCTTACCACGGAGGTGTTCAGATGATCATCCCCCGTCATCTTGCTTAAAAACTAGGGGGGAGCGCATCCTACACGCTCATTTAAAAACTAGAGCAAACTGTTACTGCCATGAAACAACCACACATCATCCGCTTCTTCAACTGGGTTACTTACAGCACCACCAAGTCTGGTCGCTCTAAGAAAAATAACGTCAATGCCACACCAGCAGAATTGCTGGTCTTTGCCAAAAAAGGCATTGACTTCGACGGCGCGAAAGCAATCATTGCCAGTGCCTTGGGCGTTGCTGGTGATGATATTTCCATTTGCGATGTCACCAATCTGGTGACGTGCGATGACAATATCATTCAATTTCCCGCATAAGAATCAAAGGGGGGAGCGCATCCGACACGCTCAAGCTTTTAAAAACTAACCTAGAATACTACTACCATGAAATACATCATCGAGACTCCATCTGCCGCCCGTTTCGGAAATTGCGTAATCGGGGAAGGCGATACTCCCGCGCAAGCGTGGGCTGATGCCTACGGCCCCAAGCCTTGGTCGCCATACGCCAAGAAGTGCGCCAAGAACGCATGGGTGCGTGAGGTGAGTGAAGACGAATTGAATGAGATTCGTTATTCCTCCCACTGAGATCCACAGGGGGGAGCGCATCCTACACGCTCATTTAAAAACTAGCGCAAGCTGGTGACATGCCTACTACCAACAACAACACCATGACTATCAAATCCACCACCACCAAAAACTTGTTCACCACCCTCACCAAAGTCACCGTCGAATTTGAAGACGGTTTCGTTGAAAAGGGTGAAATCGTTTTCATCCCTAACTTTTTCTTCCCTTCTTACTACGAAGAGGAGACTAACTTTGACGGGTGGTGCATCCATTATCCTGAATGGTTCATGGGTGGAAATGCCCCTGATTGCCATGAATACACCCATCTCGGTGAGATGGTTCAAATTGCTGATGGAGTCTATCAGGCTGATGACACCAACTTCGGAAAAATCACCATCCGCGTAGCATAAGAATCAAAGGGGGGAGCGCATCCGACACGCTCATTTAAAAACTAGCGTAAGCTGGTGACATGCCTACTACCAATACTACCATGCCTACTATTGTAACTAAAGAGTCGTTGCTTGCTATGCTGCAAGCGTCTCGCGAGCGTCAAGCCAAGGTTGTCGGTCGCGCTCTTGTCGCTCTCTTCCACCGTCAAACGGGGGATGAAAAGGACGCGAACGCCACCCATCACGAAAACGATCTGGGTTTCCAGCACTCGGACGCAAAGCGCGGGACAATCACCGCCAAGTATTTCCTGAAGCATGGAACGCTCCAAGACTGGCAAGTTGAGCCTTGGCTCGCTCCACAAGGTCGAAAGGGGTATCCGCGCATTGTGAAATACTCCCGTCAACTCAATGAGATTGCCCTTGCCAAAAGCAAGGGTTAATCCCTTTTAAAAACTAGCGTAAACTGATTGCGTATGAGATATAAATACACCGTCACCGAGTATCAGCAGAACCCACCTTCGTTCGGTGGGAACTGGGAATGCGGCACACGCACTAGAGTGTGCTTCTCCAATAGCCCCAAAAAGGCTACCACCTTTCGAGGTGCTACCTTCTCGCGCTTCACAGGCGTTGAGGGTTGCCCGATCATGTCACTCTCCAAACTTGAGTGCGATGGCAAGGTCATTTTCGAAGAATGGGATTGATTTTAAAAACTAGGGGGGAGCGCATCCGACACGCTCATTTAAAAAATAGAATAAACTGATTACGTTATGACCACCGAAATCAAACGCTACCAAGAGATTAAGCAAGCCCGTGCCACCATCACCCGCCGCAACGCAGGATTGCGTATGGCAGGGAAAGCAAGCCAGCAGCAACCCCTTCCAGAGCTTCCACCGAAGCCTGTGAAGTATATGCTGGAAGAGTCTGATGGGACTTATGCTGGCATTGAATATGACAAGCAATTCGCATATGAATATGCGGAGGAACACGGCATGACTGTCACGGTTATGCCATATGACAAAGCCTAACATCTAACAGCCCACGGTCTAACAGATCGTGGGCTTTTAAAAACTAGCTTAAACTGTTACCATGACCAAAATCATCAACCTCACTCCACACGCGATCACCGAAGTCACCACTGGCACAACGTTCCCACCCAGCGGCACGGTGGCACGTGTTGCTTGCGACAGCATTCACACGTTCAACATGAACGACACAATCCCCGTGTTCATCACCAAGTTTGGTGATATTCAGGATTTGCCAGCACCGCAAGACGATGTGATTTACATCGTTTCCCTGCTGGTGAAACAAGCTGCGAAGGATCGCGATGACCTTGTATCACCAGGCACTCTGGTGCGCGACGACAAGGGCAATCCTATCGGTTGCAAAGGGTTCAACCTTTAAAAACTAGAATAAACTCCTACTACCATGACTATCATTGCTACCACCGCTACCATCACCGCTGCTCACGTTCAAGCTTTCCTCGACTTCATCGCTCCCTCTGATGGGCAGGTGATTGAACTCCCGAACAATCGTGTCTTACTCAACTTCACCGAAGACGGTGAGAAGCGTGTGGCATGGTTGACCGAGGGTGCGAGCATTCACGCGATGAACGTGCAAACCATGAGCCTCAACTGGCTAGAGGCTAGTGAGCTTGCCATCGTTCGCGATCTGTGCAACAACCCAAGCAAAGCTAAGGTGCTTGGGCATGTTTAAAAACTAGAGTAAAATAGCTCTGTCAATCCTCTCCAACTATCGCGAGAGGTCAACCTGAACCATTAACTACCCCGTCTCTCCCGACCATAGGGAGCGGCGGGGCAACCAATCTGTTTTTAAAAACTAGCGTAAGCTGTTACTACCATGAATAACATCACTACCACACCCGCCGCACTCGCACCCGCGCCAGCACCAGCCTTCAACTGGAGCGCATTCAAGACCGCTACCCTTGCCAAGGGTAAGCTACCATATGCCATTTGGTATGCAAAGGATGGATTGACGTATTACGAATGCGCCGACGAAAATGAACTGAACTTAGTCATCAATGACTGCCGTGCAGGTGCTGACATCATAGAAGAGAGCTACTTCGAATGTTATGTTGACGGAACTGGCAAGTTCCATTCGAAGAAATCAAAGTTCCTTGGTCGATTCAGTCGGTATTAAAGTGTTGAGGCAGTCTAACATCTAACATCTAACATCTAACGCCCACGGTCTAACAGATCGTGGGCGTTTTTTTATTTACCTGTAGTCTAGTTTTTAAGAGGGTGTGTTTAAAAACTAGGGGGGGTCTGTTTGGATTTGCTTTAAAAACTAGAGNTGGGGGGGAGGGGGGTAGGATGCCATGGCAAAATTATTTTATATAAAATTCTTAAAATCCGCCTATTGAAAAAAAATTTTTTTTATGGAAAAATTGGAATTTTCCTATATTCGCGTCTCTTTCAAAAAATATTTTTTTCGGATTTTTCTGATTTCCCCTATAGCGATTCTATCTACTACTCATTAAATTCAGTATAGCTTTTCTATTATTTGAAGGTAGCTCAAGAAAGCTATCTACACCTGTTGCCCATAACTCATCATTATTTGACATTCCATAAGAATCTACCCACTTTACCAGATCTTTCATCTGTTCCCTAAATGGAGATTGTTCCTTTCCTGCAAGGTTATCTCCTGATTGGGGGAAGTTTTTTTGATTTATAGTAATTTCAAAGATATTGAATACGAAATTGATTATAAGGACAACAATACCCAATCTATGAGTATCTAATTCATCAAATTTATTACTAACTTCCGTATAAGAATCATCATTAGCGAATATAAAATTCTCGTTATGTTTTGTTTCACTTAATAGATAATCAGAAATGGATTCAAATTCTGATACCCAATCTTCTCCATCTTCCTTCGCCCAATTCCAATCACTCTCATCCGCTTCCACTGAACGTTTTATATTCTTTATTAGATTGTCATAAAATAACTTTGTCAGGGCATTGCTTAGATAATTGAGTTGTTTCTTATAAATTCCCATATCAACATGCCAAAATTGTGATTTGTTTTGCATGTCATTAATTATTTTTAATATTAATTTTCTGGTTTTACTTTTGAAGTTGTCTCTCCAGACTTTAAAAAATTCTTGGTCATTTATTTTCCATGGGGAACCGTCTTCATCATACTTGTTGGAAACATAACTTTGATAGATATTTCTGACTGTATACATCATATCTTTAACAACTTCGTTCCAAATTAAACTGTTATAGCCACTGCCCAATAATTCTTCTGTTTGTTCAAAATTAGTATACTTATAAATATTTTTGAATGGTTCCTTTTCCTTCTGTTTTTGAGCGGTAGAGAAATTTGTTTTGTATTGGTTTAATAGAGTATTGTAGTATTCCTTTACTGCCATTTTGAATCCTTTGGAATTGTTAAACATCCATAGGTGCGCCCATTCATGGACTATAATTTTGATTAGATAATTTGGATCATTGATTTGATTTAAGGATACTGTCATGTATTTTCCTTTGCGATGAGCATAACCCCCAACTCCTCCCCCCGATACCCAATTCACTTCCTTTGACAAATCCTTGATCAATATGTTGGAATGCATGGAAGGGAAACCCATCTTGGTGATGATCTTTCTTGCTTCCGTGCAAGCGTTCGTTATTTTTTCTTTCAATTCATTTATGCTCTCTACTTTATCTGCATCATCTTTGAAAAGATAAACAGAGAACATAGGTAACTTTGTTATGGGGATTACCTTTTTTGATTGGGAGAATTTTGCTTCCTTTATTAGAAAGTATTCGTGGAAAGATATCATCCTATTATTTAATCACATAATCGACATTGTTCTCATGTGCTTACCAATCATGACATTGAACATTTCATCCAGAGAATATTTGAATTGATTAATATATTCCCAAGCTTCGTCTTCATCTTCCAATCGATAATTACGCGCTGTCGATTTACCCCATGCTTGTTTGTTACTGTCTTGTAGAATTTTTGGGGGATCATTGAAGTCCAGTTCTCCATCGTGTAGTAACCAATAAGCAAATGCTTCGTGGTAGAATTCTGCGGGTCTTATCAATTTACCCTTTCTTGCGCTACGGAACTTACCGATCTTTTGGAAGAAGTCTCTTACATAATAATCAGATGAATAGCGTAAGTCTCTGGAATTACTTGTGTTTATATTGTAAGCTTGTTCAAAAAGATTTTTTAGGATGTTTGATATGTTTCTATTAATATAATTTAAATCATTATTCCTTCTAAATGTTGCTGCAAAGCTATGACCGATTCTATGAGCGATTGTCCATGGAGTCAGAGGGACTTTTTCTGCTGCTGCATTATTGGTGAAGAATACTGTGATTTGGTCGTTCTGTGGTTGGGGAAAATCTTTACCTACTTCCAGACCCAAATGTTCTTTTACAAATTCGGGAGTCACTAGACCTTTTTCTGCTTCTTTCCATGCATTGGGTTTTTTTACGAAATATAAATTAAAATCCCAATTACCAATACGATTGAAATTGTTTTCCAATTTCTTCAGACCAGCAGGAGATGACAAAATACCAATGGATGCTTTGTCATAACCGTGTCTGTTCTTTTTGTCCTCCCACTTTCCAATCTTTTGTAGATTGGTCAGAGCCATTTCTTGGTAGATTTGTTGTAGGGAGATTTCGTCTCTATTCATTCTATTATTTAATCAATAGACCATTCATCTTCTTTCATTTTAAGGGAATAGCTGTTCTTGGTGGAAAAAATAATAAAGCCCAACCTGTGAAATAGTCAAAATGATGAATGCTGCAATGACCCATCCCGTAGGAATCAGGAAATCTGTGTCTTTATACATTGTCCATTCATGGGATTGGAAGTCTTTGCGAACAATCGCTTTCAATTCTTTTAGGATATCATCGTTTACGGGATTTGTCAAGAACAGGGTTTGGATATTTTGTTTCACCAATTCGCTCTTCGACCAACCAAAGACATAGCACCAATCAGCGGAAGCGTTTTTAGTTCCTCCATGACAGATCACCAGATCATTCTTTTTACCGTTTTGCCAGTGAGCCTGAATATATTTTGCTTTTTCAATACTATCTGTCTTTACTAGAATGAGGTTGACATGTTTCTGCGGTCCGAGCGCACTGTTCATTTTGTCCCAATTCCAGATATCAATGGCAGTGTCACCAATGATTCTTGATGAACTGAATGTGGCATTGTCGGGATAATTTGGTAGTCCCATTTTTTGAGCCTCTTCTTTGGAGATCTTTTGATAATTGTGTAGTGTTTTACTATTTTTCAGAGGGTTCATCCATGTTCTGATTTTCGTTACAGGGTAATCGCAAAATTCAGGATCATCATTCACATAGGAAATATAATCGTTTCTATCACCGCTATCATAATCAGGACGATAACCCTTTTCTACGGAGATTCCGTGTTTCTCCGAGATTTGATCAAAGAACCAAGGCTCGATATCATACCTACCCAAAGTCGTTTCCACCCACCATTTGGGGTAATGTGTCTCCCGTTTTGTTTCAGGGACTGTGTATGATGTGGTGTTGCCTTTGCTGTCAGTAGAATAATGTGTTACCAATTCTATCCACTCTGCTTCCCACTTGGGAATATGAACTGCTTTTTCAACCTTTCCTGAATGAGTCTCTGTATCTCTTTGATTGGAACACTTCGACAAACCCAAGACCATCGAAATTGTTACCAGAGCAGCGGCGATTCCCACACCGCTTTCTCTGATATCAATCGTATGGAATTTAATCCATGCGAAAACCCCCGCCGCAACGGGGATAATCATCAATAAGAATAACCAATATCCGAATGTCATTACTTGATCCAGTTGGAGTTATCTTCCCCTGTTTGGAAATTCTCTTTGGTTTCCGCACTTGTCACGATCACGACTTGGATTTCCTGTTTACCAAACATCTTGAGAATGATGCCTGATGGGAATTGAGTGATCATATCGTCTCCTTGTCTTTTGATTTCCAAAAGACGGGTTTGAGAGAATTGCCAATCCTTACGACCAGCCACAATGATATTCTGTAGATTAGTCAAAGTCTTGACTTCCGTAATCGTCGGAACCGCTTCTTGAACCATACCCACAGTCACCAATTGACCTTCTCCTGCTGTGTTACCCCCTCTTGCCTTAGCGTAACCAGTAATAATATTCGTCAGAGCTTCCACTTCCTTATCGGATACAGATGCTGCTTCTCGAATCGCCTTTCGTGTATTATCCAACACGTTCTTATTATCTTCCTGTGTAGCTTTCGCCAAATTCTCCAATTTCGTGTAGCCATTGAAACTACCAATAGCGGAGAACAAGAAGATAAGACCAAGGAAGATAATACTTCCACCTGCAACCAATGATGTAATTAATGTTTTATTCATTTCGCAAGTATATTACCCTAGTTTTTTATTTTGTCAATTATATTTATAATGTTCTTTAAAAGATATCCTTTCATTATTTAATATCAACTGATAAATATATAAATGGACTACATCGCAGATATTGGATTGATTTACGAAAAAATAATCAAAGATTCATATGAATTTGAAAATATTTTAGAAAAAAGAATGCGACCAACAACATTGATGTATCACGGAACATCCTCTGAATTTTTACGTTCAATTTTGAAACACGGTCTTGATCCAAATCCAAAACAAAAAAGCTGGGATAGTGGTGGTGAATTACCTTCCCTTGGCGGTGTTTACATGGCTCCAATTATGGGTAGAGCAACAAAAAATGCTGCTAAAGAAGCTGTGACAAAATATGGCGGTAGTCCGATTATAATCACAATTCAAGTTGTTTCTTCATCAGGTACAGCCGATGAAGATGATATTTTTAGTAGTGTTGCAGAACAAGCATTTGAAGCATATCGAGATCCAAATTCACCATATACACAGGATTATGTATCTAATATTTTACTTCGCTTAAATAATAAAGTAATACCAAATCAGCAAACGCCTATTAAAGTAAAAGAATTTGCTGATGCTATCATAAAAATTCTGAAAGATAATAATTATCCAACAAATTCTGGTAGCTATCAAGCTGAACTATGGTTATCAAAAAGACCAGAATTGAAAGAATTTATTTTAGGCGTAACAAATACTGTAAAACCCAGAATGAAAGAAACCCCATCAGAATCCTCTAACGTTAGAATTACTAGACCAATTGGTTTTAGTGGTAAGACTAAAATTGTTAAAATAGAGAATATGGATAATGGTGAAGTTTATTACCCCAAAAATTCACGTTAAAATACTTGACAAATCGGAATCTCGTGATTAAATACTTACTCAATTGCGGTATGGAGCAGTGGTAGCTCGTCTGGCTCATAACCAGAAGGTCGTCGGTTCGACCCCGACTCCCGCTACATAAAGCGTCCTTGATGTAATGGTAACATGCCTTCCTTCCAAGTAGGTTACGTGGGTTCGAGTCCCACAGGACGCTCCCAAAAATAAAAAAACTTGAAAAAGTTGAAACAAATGCTAAATACTAATAACAACATGAAATACGAACAATATAATCAAGAGAAGGCAGCGACACCGAATAGGTGGCGGCGTGAATGATTGTGTTTTAGTGCATATTGAATTTCGCGCCTCATCTGAAAAGATGAGGTTTTTTATTATCTGGTGGTTATGTGACCGAACACATTAAAGTCCGAAAGGGAGATTGTGATGAAACAAGCACACTGAATTTTTTTCTAATATGGGTTTATACGCAAGCGGC